CTAAGCTTAGATCACTCCGAGCTTTAGAACCTGATTTCAACTTCCCAAGATTAGCCAAATGTGGTCTTCCAACTAGTATTAAAACTAGAGATAGAAGATTGATTTGTTCTGATAATTTAAAAATTATTAGATTTTATCTATCTTTATTTTCCCTGTACAGGGTCATAAAGGTAGGTTTTAATCCAAAACTTTCTACTATCACGGCCCCTTTTGGTGGATCTCAAAGAGTATTAGATGATTTTAATATGTGACTTACTATTAATAGTAAAGTTATATTGAAAAAGTTTTCTAATTTCTCTTTGGAGGATTTGACTGCAACTAGAGTTTTACCTATAGTTAAGTCATCTCCTCTAGGACCCAAAAGTTGACGTCATGTTATTGAATCTTATTGATCTTTAAAAGCCAATGATAAGGTTTTTAAGGATTTAATAAGTTACATTAACAAGACAAATTCTTTGAATTTTTTAAATCTTTTTTCTAATATTGAATATCTAAAAGATATAGCAAATATCAGAGGAAAGTGGTCCGGTTTAGGTCCTTTGGGAAAGCTTTCTTTTAAAGAAGAAGCTGCTGGGAAGTTAAGGGTTTTTGCAATGGTTGAGATTATATCTCAATCTTTACTTGAACCTCTTCACCAAAAACTTTTTTCTTTATTTAGGAAGATCCCAAATGACTGCACTCATAATCAACATAAGGGTTTTTTATACGCTCAAGAGTTATCTCTTAAGTATAATTGCTCTTATGGTTTTGATTTGAGTGCGGCTACCGATAGGTTGCCTATATCTTCTCAAATAGCTATTTTAAATAGCCTATTTGGTATTGGAACTGAATGGGGTTCTATTTTAACAAATAGATCTTATATTATTTCTAAAAATAATTATAATATTCCGGAAGGTTCCTTATCATATAGTGTAGGTCAACCTATGGGTGCCTTATCGTCATGGGCTATGCTAAATTTAGTTCATCATATGATGATCCAATTTATAGCTATCCGCATGAGAAAGGCCACTCTTCAAGATTGATATGATCAATATGTTGTTTTAGGAGATGATTTAGTTTTGTTTGATAAAGATGTAGCTAATGTCTACCTCTGACTCTGTAAAGAGTTAGGAGTGGATATTAACTTATCTAAATCAGTTATTGCTGAATCTAAACCTGTTTTAGAATTTGCTAAACGTACTTCCGTTAATGGAAGTGATGTCTCAGCTTTATCTTTTAAAGAATTATTAAGTTCTAATAATTTCTTTGGAAGATTGGCTGTTACTACTCGTTTAGTTAATAATAAATGAGGTAAAGATTTGTGAAAATTACTAATTATTGGTAATAAGCGAGCTAAAGATAAAACTTTAGACCGAATATATCCACTAGTTGGTTTTTTAACACAGCAATTCCAAAATGGAAAAATTCCTCTAAGCAATATATTGGGGTTATTAACATCGAAAGATAAACCAGTTAACTTCTTTGGAAGAAATATTAACTGGATGACTCCTAAGGTTATATCAAAAATTGTTTTCAAATATTTGAAAACTGGAATTTTTGATTTAACTCTTTTAGATAAAAGAGATAGATTTTATGCTATTAATAATGAAAGATCTATTAAACATATCCTAATAAATAAGATTGATTTTCTTATTGAAAAGATAAAATTAATAGACCAATCAAAAAACAGAATTTCTATTCTAGATCAGATGGATTTTACTAGTGATCAACTTCAATCATTCTACAATTATTGTAGTTTAGATGATGATGGTCCTAAGAAATCTTTAGAATTAACTAAACCGATTACTGAAAGATGATACTGAAATGATCCTTTATTTAATAATTTTAAAAGAGGATTTATCCAATTTTCATCCTTTAGTAATATCTTTTTTAATTTCAAAAATGATACTTATCCGAACCTTAAACTATTAAGTCAAGGTTTAGATATTGATATGACTTTTGATACTAAAAATCGGCTCTGATCTATGAAATATGAAATAATGTACTTAACTAGTTATAAAATCGATAAAATAAAGTTTTTTAAAACTAAATATTTTCTCGATTTATCTATAGAGACATTGTTGGCTCATCATTCTGAGTTAATGGAATTAATAAGTCTTCTTGAATTTTACAATTTAGACAAAGACTTAAATAAAGAAAAAATTGATAATCCTTTAAAAATTTTAGATTTTTTAAAAGATGTTCATAATCCTTTATTTAAGACTAGCTCCGAATTTGTTTGATTTGATGATAATTATTATAGTACAGACGCTTTTAGTGATAAACCAAAAGGTATGAAACCAGAAATTAACATTTCAATGTTCTGGAGGCCTAAAAAGTCATAAGACCCCAGCTAAAAATATCTTAATATATTTGAGATTATTTAATCTACCATATTTAGTTAAAATATCAGTAACCGAAGTCCGAATACTCAAGAATAGGACAGGGTAATGTGGTAATTGAGGAAGTATATAGAAATATATACCGATCATCTTCTTTAGTAAGAGTGATGAGGGCCTCTATGGAAAGAATGATCTCTTATTTAAAGAGAGAATTTTCAGTTAAAAGGGTCAGG